ATTAGCTTAACTGTACCGATTGCTTCTCTATGGAAGACAAGACCAGTAGTCGTGCTAAAGTTCCCAGCATACGTATTATTTTCGCCAGTTACAGCGGAAACGTTTGTTGAAGGTAGGTTGTTGGTTTTCACAATGTGAATACCTGCAACTTTAAGAACTTCTCCTTCACTATACGCGCCAGATCCACCCCAATCTCGATTGATTACGTTAGTGGTTTGGACAAGGTTGTAGTAAACCGCTGGTTTAACCAGAGCGTATCTATCGTTCTCTGGTACATCTTTTTCATCCAAAGCTTGAGCGGCATCAAATATAGCCGCCGCCATGTCTGCTCCGGCTGTGCCAGAGTTGGCTGATGTGATAGCAGAACCACCAGAACCACCTGTAACAGTGGTTGCGCTTCGTGCCGCTAATCCAACAACTCGCATAGTTTGCTCATCGAATTTCTTCGCAAGAGCCATACCTAGTAGTCTGGAGTATTCAGATCGAATATCGTAGTGATTTTTCGCATCATCAATGTCGGCGATGAATGTGTCTGCGATTAGAACATCGTCAATATTAATGACCCGTTCTGCATGTTTTATATTTTGAGTGCCTAGCAGTGGAGTGCCAACGACATGATAAGCCGCATTTGCCTTACCTGTCACCGGAAATTGTGCTGACTTACCTGAAGAGATTGTACGAGAGACATGTAAGTCTTTCATTACGTTAGTCTCTTCGAAGGCTGTCATAATTTCTCCAGAGAACACTTTCAAGAACATTGCGTTCTGTTCAGCGTAGTTGCTTACTGCACCGTTAATGGCTCCAAGTCTTGAAGCTGTAGCGTTTGCCATAGTATTATTCCTTAAAAGTTATGTTTGCTTAAAACGACTTTCTTTATGACATCCTGTAGGTTGTGCATCGCAATGCGCCTCGTTCTGTATTTGAGATAGTCCAACTGCCTAAAGAGGCATGTTATTTTTTAAATTACGTTTGAACGTCCAATTTTCTGTTCAACGTCACTTCTATACGCTGGGTCTTTTTTATACCTAGGGTCTTTCATAGCGTTCACTATTTCTGCTGTAGATCTAAAGGTATCTTTAGCAATGCCCTGTGGTCTGCCTTGAACTAGATTAGGCTCTGAACCTTCGGAAGCTTCACGCTTAGAGATTAGCCATTCAACTGCCATCTTCGCATTCTCTGTGCTTCCAGCGACCATTGAGTTGTAGAGTTCTAACTCATTGGAGGGCATGTTATCTTTCGCCCAACCAGTCAGGTCACTATAACCTTCGTCACCACCAACAATTTCTAGAACTGAATCAACATCAGCCGTTTGACCAGATTTAAGTCCAGCTAGGTAGGTATCAACCATGTCTTTCGAATACCCCATCGTTTCAAGCTCACTAAAGCTTTCTTCTGTGAGTTCACCTTTAGCGGCTAACTCTTCTGAGAACTTTGAGAACTCATTAGGTGCTGGGGGTTCTTCGGTTTTAGTATCAGCATCAGCCTCTGCAACTGGTGCTTCTTCTTCATTATTTCCAGATGAGAACTTCTTCTCTAATTCAGTATAAGATTTTGCCATATCTTCAGCAGACTTAAACTTCTCTGGGAGCCACTCTGGTCTGTCTTGGTTATCCTGATTAACTTCCAATGTGGGAGCTTCAGGGCCAGTTTCAGGCTCTTTAAAAGTAACAGAATTTTCAGCCATTAAAAATCTTCCCTAGTTGTTTTAGGGCGTTTTATGATTGTAGGTGTAGCTAACTTAACCACTACCTTTTCTGTTTCTTCATTATCCTTCTGAGGGGGCTTCTTGTCTTTGTTGCTCATTATATTGATTTCCTAATTGCTTAACGCCTTCAGTCACCACGCTCGGCCCAGCTTGTTGAGCAAGCTGTTGCATTTGAGCTTGTTGCTGTTGTTGCGCTATTTCTTCTTCTGATTTGATTAAGCCTTCAGTATCTATGCCTAGAGCTGTGGCCCTACGTTTAATGTAGTCTTGTAGGTTCACATATTGAGCGAGTACTTCTGGGCCTAATGCTTGCGTCATACCCTGTATGAACAAGTCTAATTTACGTAAATCGTGACCCCGTCCTAATGCTTCCATTCCTGTTACGATTGTAGGTTTAACTATATCTTTAGGTAATTCTGGAAGCTTCTTATTCTTTGTTAAGACGACAATCTTTCGATTAACGTATGGTAGTTGGAACTCTTGAGAGAGGATTGAGTAGATACCACTTAAAGTATCCTCAAGTTCTCCTGCGAGATACCGAATTTCTTCAGCAGTCACACGCTCTCCATTCCTTTGAACGGAAGATTGCAACATAAACTGCTGAGCTAATCTTTCTTCAATTCCCTGCATGGCCTGATAAGCAACACGGAAATCATTAAATTTATCCATCTGTAGGACTGAAACGTCATCACGGTTACCTTCAACAATCGCGCAGTTTTCTGCTTGGGCAATGGTTCTCATTCTGGTTGTTCCGTTTGGATTAACCATAAACAGAACCTTGGCCGCACTAGCCGCTCCTTCAACAATAGCTTGAGATAAACCTTCAAGTGAACGTAGGTCTCCTAAAAGTTCTTCTACAAACCCACGACCATAATCTTCACCATCGATACGACTGAACCGTAGAGGTAGGAAGGGGACGTTATCAGGTTTGTATTTGCCTTTTGAACCTTTGATTATAGTTCCTTTGACCTCTTGGTAGACGTGAAAGAAATTGTTCTTACGTTCGACGTGAGTAAAGATAGCGACTGTTTTCTCATCACCTTCAAGTTTACCCCGTATGATATCTGCTGTTTCACCATCTAATGAGTTAGGAGATACATGCTCGACGCATACGATTTCCAATACTTCACCGTTTGGTGCGCGATTTACTACATAGCTGTCTAAGTGCATCACTCTGATTTTCTCAGGGCCAATTTGTAGAAGTACGTTACCACCTACGATTAGGTGTTTAAGTGCTTCATGTACTGCAACTCTGTCGCCTGAACTCTCTATTTCAGACATAACCGCTCGTTCATATTCCCCTAATTGTTTCTCAACATTTGTTCTCGTGGCTGGATCTTCAGCCATTTCCTTTAGGGTGTATGGTTCAACCATTAATCTAAAGAATGGAGAGTTAGGCGGCATAAGAGCTAAACTAAGTTTTGATGCTAGGTTATTAACTCCTCTTGCACCAATACCTTGATAAGGTTGATACAACTCACTGCCTTGAGAAAACCCATCTCTGGGTATTAGGGAAGGGATGGTTAGTTCAGAGCAATCTCTCGCTCTACTGAGATATGTTTGACGTTCAATTTCCAGAGAACGGTAGCGAGCTTCTGCTGTACCATCCATTTAAAATTCCTTTATTTTGTTATTTGTAACCCTGAAGCTTGATCCATTGTTGAAACGACAGGATCTAAATCAACCTTAAGCTGGGAAGTCCCTTTAGCTTTTTTGGAGATAGCACCTTTTTCAAGTATTTCTCCTGACTGTGGGTCATACATGTTAGTTAATACTGGGTTTATTGCATTGGGAGCCGCCGCAGGAGGTGGAGCTACCGGAGCTTTAGGTAAGCACATTATCTATTCCTTATTCTTATTTGCAGTCTGTTCTTCCTGCATGGCTATTAAAAAATCTACTAATGAACGCTGTCCACCTCGGAACATTAATTGCTCTAAAGCCTCGTGTGAGTTGGGTGATTTTTGTGGAAATCGTTCGTTTAATTCTTTTATTAATTCTTCTGAAACATATGGAAACATTATTAATTCCTCTTAAGGGCAACTTAATAGGGCCACCCGAAGGTGACCCTTAGTTGGTTCTAATTACCGCACGTTCCACCTGAACCAGAGATGTCACAAATATCGTGGGCCTCTATGGCCTCATCAAACTCTTTGCCTAATTTCTCTACTGCTTCAGTGTAGGGTACGCTTGTTAATGGTTGGCCGCCTCTGCTTCCGTCTGGATAGCAGGTGAAACCCCGAAGTCGGCTGGCGTAACTTGCTAGTGTTTTAGCAAAATCACCGACAGTATCTTCATTGTTTAGTTTACTTCCCCATGCAGGGAGATTGATGGTCGAGCTAATACTCATATCGACATAGTCTTGAACGTCAGCTTGGAACTTAATTCTACGCTCATAATCATCAGCTAAGTCCAAAGCACTTTCTACATCCTCTGGGTCTACGCCGTAAGTATCTATAAGTTCTTGAGCCGCATTATCTACGACGTATTGATAGACCCAACGGGTATTACCTTTGAGATATCGACGCTTATAGGCAACGGCAAAGATTGGCTCGATACCTGTTGAAGTACCAGCAAGTATTCCGATTGAGCCAGTAGGGGCTATAGCTCTATTAGCTACTGGTCTACTGACGCTTAAAGTATCTGAGAACCTTTTAGATACAGTGTCACTTACGCCACGATAGACTGATAACCATTGGTGTAGTTCTGGAGTAACCTCATATTTGTAACCCTTTTTAACAAGCCACTCGTGTACACCCATAAAGCCTAAACCTAGTCTTCGGTTCTTTTCTCGAACATCACCTATCTTTTCGTATGGCAACTGAGCTTTGATAGTTCCACATATTAGAAACTTGGTTGCTAGGGTTACCACATCGCTTAACTCTTCAAGACTTTCTATCCGTCCAAAGTTTAACGAACCAAGGTTACATACGTCGCTATCATCTTCTGATGTTACTTCAGTACAGGCATTCCTTAATGTCTCGTTTTCTTTATCAAAGAAATTAAACGAAAAGCCGGGTTCGGCTGTCTTCATAGCTTGCTTAATATTTTGCTCAAATACAGAACCAACTTCACCAGTTTTATAGTAATTCATTAACCAGTCTGTATCGTAGTTTACTGATACATTGGTCATATCCAGAGGAGCTGGGAAGTTGAAGTCTTCTTGCTTGATATCCCAGAGAGTTTTACCTGTACTACCGACAGGCATTGATGCCCAATCTTTAGCAACTAGAAACTTTTGGATGTCTGGATGTTGCCAGTTTAGTGAAGCATATATAGCTGAACGTCTACTTCCGCCCTGCATTACCCGTCTGCCTATTTCATTAATCATATTCATCTTGGGTATAGGGCCAGAGGCTTGACCTCCCGTTCGCTTAATAGGGGAGCCAGAGCCTCGGTAGACTGAGTAATCTACTCCGATGCCACCACCTGTCATAAGGCAACTCTCGGACTTCCAAGAGAGGTCTGCCCAATCTTGACGAGTATCTTGTTCTGCCTTGAGTAGGTAACAATTATTAAAGAACTTGTTGGCTCTTCCAGCATAGTAAAGGTATCTGCCTGCTGGTAAAAACTTCATGTCTCTAATGTATTCTTTTAGTTGTTCTTTCTCTTCTCTAGTAAACCAGAGGAGTAAGTTAGGAGAGGTGCAAACATCTTCTACAAGTGTGTCAGCTAATGCGGCCCACGTTTCTGCACCTTCATGTCTGTATTTATGGTTGAAGATGTCTTCTGAGAACTTGGATCGGAACATAGGATTAAGGTTAGATTTGTACTGCATTACCTATGGTCTCCTGTTCCTTTAAGGGTTCCATTTACTTTACGAGCTTGAAGTTTCTCTAGGTTTTCCTCAGCAATTTCGCTCATGCTGACCCCTAGTAAGCTGGCAAGTTCAGCGACAAACCAAAGCACATCACCCAGCTCTAGGACTACATCTTCAATAGGGAAGTCATCGTCATCTTTGCGATAATACTTAGCAACCTTGCCAGCTACCTCGCCAGCTTCCGAAGCTAACCCTAAGGTAAGGTACTGTAGTGCTGTGTCATTTGGATATACTGCTGTCTTACGTGCTTCTAGTTGATAGTCATCTAGGGCTATGCCCATCATAGGTAATTCCATTACAATATATCCTTGTTATTTAATTGATTAATTCGCATTTCTGCATACCGAATCACCTTATGTAGGTCGGTGATTTCGGACTGTTTTTCGCCCATATTGTCGTACAATTTAGATCCTGCACGGGCCGCATATTTGATTATGTTCCCACGCCAGAACTCAATCTCATTTTTCATAATGAATTCAATAGGTTCTATTTTGAACTTCGTGTAATGTTTGGGTCTATTTACGATATCTGAGGTGGGTTCCAATACTTTACTTCCTTCTTGTAAAAGTCTTCTGATCTAAGGATGCGAGCTACTCTTGCTTGGGTGAGTGCAAAGTCTTCACCAAGGCTCTGGCGGCGGTAGGCTGTGACAACCATCTTCCACATTTCCTCTGGTGTTCCGGTGGTGGTTAAGAGTTTGTGAGCAGTGACTGGGCCTATGCTTGGACACCCTGCAAAATTGTCTGTGCTATCGCCAACTAACGTCTGAAACATGTGCCAGTAGTCGGCATCCCTCTGAGTAATCTCAGTGACTGTTTCCTTGTCAGGATTATATAACGTGCAGGGTATTGTTTTGAGGTCTTTGTCCTCTGAGATAACAATCCGTTTCTCATCGGTATCTTCCGTAGCGAGTATCCCTAGGATGTCATCTGCTTCGAGAGTATCCCAAATCTGTGCGCTATATTTATCGAGCAGAATGTCCCGTAAGACAGGAAGCATTAAGGGCTTACGAGTTCCTTTTCGATTTGCCTTATAAGTAGGAAGGATTTCTTTTCGCCAGTTGTTACTATCTGTAAGACAGTAGGTAACCTTGGTAGCTTTAAACTTATCTGTCCAAAGACTGACCCTATCATTTAGGTATCTTAGGGCATCATCTTCAAAGCCGTGCATAGTCCAGAAACCTTCTGACCATTCGATAGGTTTTTCAGAAGAGGTTGTTGCCTTAAAAATAAGGATGTCTGCGTCAATGAGAAGGTGGGTCAATTCACACCTCCTTCAACTTCCATATGGGATAATCTATCTTCGTAACCAGCCGACATTGTATCAAATAGAAACTTGCTGGTATTCCAAAGTATTGCTTTAAATTCTTCTTCTTTTGCA